TGATAAGCTGCTGTAACTGAACCGCCACCATTACCTGTGTCTCCGCCAGTAGCTGCTTTCGGTGTGCCTGGATATCCAGAACCTGCAACCTTTGCAATAATCTTATATGTATTAACATCTACAATCTCATCTATCTGATATTCTTGATTTAGTACTGTCCCAAATATAACACCACCTAAAGTAGCAGCACCTGAGAAAGTAACAAAATCTCCAGCTACTGCTTCGTGTCCATTGTCTGTTACTGTTAGTGTTGTTGATCCTGCAACTGCTGCAAAAGTAGTAGTGTTAGTTGTCGTCTTTCTTATTGGTGTAATGTCGTGATATGTAGAACCTTCTTGTACATAAAGCTTTTGATGTGTTCCTAGTAATGTATAGTTTGTTTGTCCTATATCTCTATAAGTATGTATCTTACGACAAGTACCTATAAAAGCATCGGAAGATTGTTTTTCCCAACCACCAATTCTTTCTGGTCTACCTTTCCTAAACCTTACTTTATCAGCATCAAACCAACCACCTTCATTAGAATAATTAGTTCCTTCTTTTACAATGCCTGGTCTAAATACATACTTTGCAAGTCGTCCCATTAAATATTACTCCAATCTTCTCCTGCCCATAAAACAGACTCTGCCTCACGTCTACGGACCAAACCTTGGACTACTTCACCGCCAGCTTTGTTCCAGCGTTTCATTTGGCTTGGTACTAGGTGATAATCACCTGCATTTAAAAGTTTAACCATAGTAGATGAAGAAAGATTAGCTGGACCTAAGTTATATGTCCATGATACTAAAGCATCAAATTGATTTTGTTGTAAAGGTGCAGTTACATACTTAAGTACATAACCTTCATATTCTTCTAATTCTTCTTCTAACCATGCATCAGCTTGTTCCTGTGTACAAGTATCTCCCATCTTTACTTCCTTGGTTCTCCCATACGCAATTGTAGGAACTCCTGCTGCACATTTGTATGCTTTTAATTCACAACCTTCAAATTTCTTAATTAGGCTTTTTCCCTCTTCCGATATCTTCATCTTCTTCCTCCTGTTTATCAAGCTCCCTATAATATTCAATAATTGAAAGAACTTGTTTAATATACCTTTTTTGTTCTGCTGTGTTGACTGATAAGTTTTCATAATCTTTTGTACTCAATGCGTAGTAGGCTTGCCTTGGTGCATTGCCTGATTCTACTAATTTTAAATATTCTGCCATTAACTCTGGTGTAAGAACTTCCCAATCTATATCTACAAGTTGTAACTCCATAGGTAATGGAGGATGATACAGGGGTGCTGGTTTAGCGATAGTAACAATCTCTACAGGTTTTGTTTGACTTGGTATCATTGAACAACCTGTAATTAATATAAAACTAATTATTACTATTATCTTCTTCATCTTGTTTCTCAAATTGATCTGGGTCAGTCAAGGCAATAAGTTCTTCTTTGACTTCTTTAGTTCCTTTATTTACTATCTTTTCAATAAGTTTTGGTTTTGACAATGCTAAATTATCTAGGTCATGTTTTGAAAATGTGTTACGCAACTGGTTTACTTCTCGTAATGCTTCCTGTTTTTGCTTTTCTATTGTTTGTATTTGTTGTTGTACCTTCTCTTGTCTTTCCAGATGATTTTTAATCGCATCGTTTTGTTCTGCTACTTTAGTTTCTAAGACTATTGCATTAGCTTTTAAAACAGATATCTCATCAAGCAATCTATCTATATACCATGCACTACCAGCTATACTAGCTATTAATAATCCACCAAGTATAAGTGTTAGTTTTCCCATGTGTATACCTTAATTGGCTTGCTTTTGCCTTTTACTTTTATGTCTCCTAATGATTTTAATTCATATGTAGATGCTTTCATAGTGCTATCCGCAATCACTAAATTGACACCAAGCTCTTTACAGCTTGATTCCATGCGTGCTCCGAGGTTTACTGCATCGCCTATAGCTGTATAGTCAAAACGAGTTGCACTTCCACAGTTTCCGATAACAGCATTTCCAGACGATAATCCGATGCCTATTTCAATTCCTAAGTCTGCTGCTTCTATGTCTTGTTTTATTTGAATCGCTGTTTTTATAGCAGCATCTTCGTGATTGTCTAAATCTAGTGGTGCATTGAAAATAGCCATCATGGCATCTCCAATATATTTATCTACCATACCTCCATTAGCTTGTACTGCATTTGCCTGTATAGTAAGAGCTTTGTTCATTAACTCTGTGACTTCTTCTGGTTCAAGAGTTTCACTAAGGGACGTGAATCCCCTAACATCAGTAAATAAGAAGGTAGCATATTTTTTTTCTCCTGCTAATTTTAAAAGTTCTGGATTATCCTGTAATTTTTTAACTTGTCTTGGATCAAGATAATGTTCAAATTGTTTTTTAATTTGTTGTCTAAGTTTGTACTGTTCTTTGAATCTAAAATAATATTCTTGTAAAGATATAAATACTGCTGATATTAAACTATAAGTAACATCAATAAGTATATTATTTTTTATAAGCCAAATTCCTCCAGCACTAGCTCCAGTAAATACTAAAACTGTAAAAACCAAACTCCCATTAAAGCCTAAGAAGTTGATGAGTATAAACAATACTATTGTTATAAGGATTAATATGAATACTTCATAAACTAAATGAGAGTCTGGAATCTGTGGACTGTTCTCTATTAACATAGATTCAGCCAAAGCTGCTTGTATCATATGTGGATACATCAAATTGTTTGGTGTAGATAACTGAGGCATTATGCCTTTAGCAGTAACACCTACGAAAACGAATCTGCCAGCTACATTCATTTCTTCTAATGTAGTTTGTGGTGTGTCTACCCAACTAATCCATTTTCTTCCGTAACTATCTACTTTAACAGAGGGCAAGCCCTGTACAGCTATCTCCTTAATTCCATCGCTCTCTGCCTTTAGGATATAAGTGTCCGCTTGTATCAGGGCTTTTAAAACCTGTGTACCAAATGATGCTACCCACCCATCAGGTGTTTGCATCAGTAATGGTAATTGTCTAACAAGACCATCTACATCTATTGGTGCAGATACTATGCCTTGATGTGCATTAGCTTTTAATATATCTATATTTTCTAATACACCTGTTAGTTTTATACCTTGTACGTCAGGTCCAATAATTACTGTACCCTCTGTTTTTGGATAGATGCCATTATCTATTTCTGGCATTGCTATCACACTATGGGAATATGATAGTGCTTCTGCAAAAGCATCATCTCCCTGGAATCTGTCTGGCTCTGGGAATAGTATTACCCAACCAACTCCTGTAGCTCCTGCATTTAAGAGGTCTACATGAATCTGTGCTAAGTCCCTTCTTGGAAAAGGATATCCTCCTCTGGCTTGCACATCTTTATCTGTGATATTTAATATTACAAAATTACCGCTTTCTTCTGGTGTTTCTACAAATGCATCAAAAGTTTTTAACTTCAATATCTCAAGTGGTTTTACTTGAAATAGCAAAGGCAATATAAATATTGCAATAAATAATAAATATCTTTTCACGAACCTTGCTGTATCCTTATGACAGAATCTGATCCGCCATTAATAGTTACTACTCTGGATACACCATCTTGTATAAAGATAACTGTATAACTATTATCTCCATCAATAATAACTTCTGCATAGTTTGCTACGTTACGAATAAGTTTTATTTCGGACCCTTGTATTAAAGTAACAATTTGTGTAGTTGTATCCTGACCTATGTCAGTACCTCTAATATCAATACCGCTTGCTGTTACAGCTAATCTATCTACTTCTTCTTTACTTGCAAGAGCATCTATTATGTCTAACAAATCTTCAAGAAAATTTACATCAAGATAATTTATATCTAGTTCTGTAAACTCTAAGTCTGCCTCATTATCTAAAAAATCTTCTGCAAGATAATCTATATCAAGGTCATTAAAATCTAGTATATCGTTTGTTTGTATGATTTCTTCTGTTGTTAATACAGCTTCTTCTTTTGGCGGAGAAACTATCAACATGTTATCAATGATATCTAAAGTTAAATCTAATATTACAGGAGTGCTTGGTGCACTTTCATAAACATTAGTTGT